TTTCCTGGCGGTGTGGTTTGCGGTGATGCCTGCCCAGGATTGGAGCCGGGAGGATTTTGAGCTGCGGGATTTTACCGAGTGGAAACGCGAGCAGGAAAGCCGCGGCGATGCCGGCGGCGAGTGAGCGCCCCTTTTTTCTTTTTTTGACCTATTATGGCAAAGCAACGTCTCAACGTGTCGGGCCTCGATGTGGCGCAGGTGCTCCAAGCGGGCACCTGGACGGCTGCGGAGGTGTCGGCGTTGATCGACACGCCGCTGGCGGTGGTGACTCGCTGGGCGCAAACGGGCGTCATTCGCGGGGCTTTCCACCAGGGCGGTGCCTGGCGCATCCCTGGGCGGGCGCTTTTTCTTTTTTTGGCACGACGGGTGGAGTGTCACTATTCTGTGCCGACGGTAGCCGCGATGCTGGACAAGCCGGAGGAGACGGTGCGCGATTGGATCAAGCGGAAGCGGCTGCCGGTGGTGAAGCTGGGGCTGGCTCGCAAGGCGTCGGCGCTCGTGCCGGAGTCGGCGCTGATCAAGTTCCTGAAAGCGGAAGGGAGGGCGGCATGATTACGCTGATAAATGTGGTGCAAATCGCCGGGCGCAATGTGTGTGCTGAGTCTGAGGCTGGCCGCGAGGCCGCCGGAATGGATTGTGTGGCGGGGGAAGTTTCCGCAATGGGCGCGGCGGTCGAGCAGGTCGCTGGCGGGTCGTATCAGGTGGCCGATGGGGCTGCTGATGCGGTGCCAGCGGATGCGGAATCTGCTGTGAATGCGGCGTATCCCCTTGGAAATCAGGCTAAATCGGCTTCATGTCACACCTCATGCCACAAAGCGGGCGGCATGGCTGCTGACGTGGTGGCCGGTCGGCGTGTTGTTTTGGAGGGGGGGAGGGGGTCGAGGCCGCGAGCCGCGAGCGTTCCTACAATCGGATTCCAGCGCAGACAAAATTTTACCAATGTCCATGCCGTTGCTCTGACCGAGCAGGGGGCCATTTTGTGCCGTGACCTGAAGACGGGCGGGCTCGTGATCGTGCCAGTCGCCAAAGGCGTCGATTTGTGCATGCTGGCGCTTCCGACGGTTTTGGGCTGCGCAAAAAAAGAGGGCGGCGGCTTGGTGTTTGAAGGTCCGGCACCAGCGTGGAAGTGCCCGCAGTGCTGGCTGCCTACGCCGCACGATTGCATGGAGCAGCCCTGTGGCTGGCAGGCTGCACCGAAAAAAAAGGAGGGCGCGGCATGAGCACGGCCACCGCCAGCCTTTGGGAAACCGCACCTGCCACGGCCGCCGTGCGTGAGCGGCCCGTGCATGAGCTGCTCCAGCTCCGCTCCAAGCAGGAGCAATGGAGCGAGCAGATCCGCGTCATCGACGACCTGCTGCCCGATCCTGATGTGAACGACACCGAGCGCCTCGCCCTGTCTATGGAGCGAGCCGTTGCGAAATGCGGCCTCATGGCCTGCACCAATGCCATCGCGGCCTGTGAGGAGCGCATGCGGCAAGACGCCGCCCGCATCCAGCGCACGCACGGCCACCTGCTTTGATTTCTTCCCTATGCCTGACTCCAAACCCATTCCCCTTGCTGCCGCCGTCCAGGTGATGCGCTACCGTCCCAACGCTGACACCGGCATTTCCGAGCCGTGGCCCGTCGCCACCATTGAGATCGACATGGCCGGGCGCATTGCCTTCCGCGGCGACGCGGGCAAGGCTTACGAGCCGCTGCTGCGTGCCGCCCGCAAAGCGGGGGGCAAACTGGCCGAGCAAAGCATCGCTGAGGCCTTGCAGGAAGCCCGTGAACTCAAAGAGGAGGTCGAAGCCTGTGAAGCATGAAACTCACCGCTTGGGTGGAGCAGTCCGCTGCCAATCTCGGCGTCAAGCCGCGAGCCCTATGGGTGACGCTGTATCGCGGACGCCTGCCGTGGCCGGCCATGATCAAAAAAAACCGGCGCGTATTCGAGGTGCTGGAGTCACCGCTGTGCCCGTCGTGCGTGCCATCTGGTGTGATGCCCAAGGCACGCGTGTCCGCCTTACCCACGTCACCCGCGGCACCGTCGATTTTGAGAATCTCGACACCGGCGGTCATGGCGTCATGAGCCGCGCCTGGCTGGAAAAACATTTCACCTCTCTTTCCTGAATGAAGCTTGACGCACGCATTGCAGTGGCCTTGCCGCAGCACCCTAAAATGAAACGCCTAATTTACCGCCTCGGCGCAGAAGCCGCATGGCGTTTGGTTTGCCTGTGGCTTTGGGCTCGCCAAAATCGTTCTGATGGCAATCTTGAAGGCCTTAGCGACGAAGATCTTGAACTGGCTGTTGATTGGCCAGCCAGCAACGGCAAACTGATCGAGGCACTGGCCACCATTGGTTTCTTGGAAGGCCCCGAAAAAAAGCGGCGCTTGCATGATTGGGAGGATCATCAGCCATGGTCTGCGGGTGAAAATGATCGCTCCAAATCGAGCAAGTGGAGCGCCTTGGTTCGTCACCACGGCTTTGAATCCGCCAAGGCGATGATGCCCGATTACTACGAATCGCACGCAGAACAATGCGAACGCTATGCGAAACGCACGCCAAAACATGCGAACGCATGCGACGCATCTGCGAACGCATCAAAAAACGGTGCTCCGTCTCCGTCTCCGTCTCCGTCTCCGTCTCCGTCTCCGTCTCCGTCTCCGTCTCCTACGTTATCTTTGTCGGCTGACGCCGACGAGCCCGAGTTGACCCTCGAATCTCCTGCCGATCCGCCACATCTGCCCCCCGCCGGTTCGGACACGAAAAAAAACAAAGGGGCGCGGCAGCGCAATGACGTGCTGGATGCACTGGCCGTAGTCGGAGGCGGTTCCGTGGAGTCGGTTACGGCTCCGATGTGGGGCGAGGCGGCCAAGGCGCTGAAGGATATTCGCGAGGTTTGCCCGGACGTGACAGCCGCAATGATCCGGCAGGCGGCCAGGGTTTACCGCGAGAAGTGGAAGAATGCCACGCTCAGCCCGTCTGCCCTTGCCAAGCACTGGCAGACGTTTGGGCCGCAAAAAAAAGAAGGGGTGGCGCGGTCGCAGGTCATTCAGGAGCCACTAGGATGGCGGATCAAGGCTCAAGAAATAGGCCTTCACTGGGTCGATGACCACACGATGTGGGCGATGCTTGAGCGTCCTGACAAGGCCCGAATCTACAACGCCATGAAAGGAGCTGCGGCATGACTCAGGAGGAACTTATCGAGCAGGAGCGCCGCGAGCAGGAGGCGATTGCCAATGATCCGCGGCTCAATATCCGCATGCCAGAGGCTCCCGAGAGCGAGCGATGGCTGTTGTGTATGCTGTTGAACTCACTGGAGGCCGGTGCTCTTGGAGAAATCTGGCACCAGCACGGCCGCCGCATGCGCAATGATTTGTTCCTGCACGAGGGGCGGCGCACGATCTATTTTCTCATCGAAGAGCTGGCGGTTTCCGGTGCCACGGCGGATGTCATCACGTTCACCGGCATGCTGCGGAATCGCAATGAACTCGACATGGTTGGCGGAGCGTCGGAAATCAGTGATTTATTTGCTCTGACGCTGGTCACGCAGGGCTTGCTGGAGCAGCATCTTGCGACGCTGGAGCAGTTCCGCATGCGGCGCGGCATGTTGAAAGCCTCATGGGCCATGGCCGCGGCAGCCAAAGACAGCACCGTGGATTGCAAACAAGCGCTGGAGCGTGCGGAGGGCGATTTGTTCAACCTGCACGAGCAGACTTCCAAGCGTGGCACGCGACATATCCGTGAAGTTTTGCCCGTGGTGGTCGAAGAGATCGACATGGCGTATCAGAACAAAGGCCATATCGCAGGCGGTTTGCAGCTTGGCTTCACCGATCTGGACCGCATCACGATGGGATTGAAGACCGGACTGTTTGTCATTGCTGCTAGACCTTCACGAGGAAAGACCGTGCTGGCCTGTCAGATCGCGCTCAATGTCGGCACGGGGCGCGGGCACTACAAGGAATTTGCTCAGACGCCGGTGCCTGTGCTGTTCTTCTCACTGGAGACAACAGACCGATCCCTTACGCGGCGCATGCTGCTCAACGAATGGCAGGTGCCCATTTCCAAGGCTCGCGATGGGATGATGAAGCGTGAGGAACAGCAGAAGATGGGCGAGGCAGTCAAGACATTGGCCCGCAGCCAGATCTACCTGCACGAATCCTTTGGCATGAGCATCCAAGAGCTTCGTGCCACGGCCCGCATGCTGATTCAGCGCTTGCCTGAACGGACGGACAAGCTGCCCAAGTGCATCGTGCTGATCGACTACCTGCAACTTCTGAGTAGCAACACCAAGCGGGCACAGTTGAGCAGGCAGACCGAGATCGCCGAAATCAGCACGGGCCTGAAGCACCTCGCGCATGAGTTCGACATCCCGGTGATTTCACTAGCCCAGCTCAATCGTGAGGGTGACAAGTCGCGCCCCGGTATGGCAGACCTTCGCGAAAGCGGCCAGATTGAGCAGGACGCCGATTACATCGGCTTGATCTGCGATGCGCCGGAAGGCTTTGGCGGTGGCGACAATGGCGAAGTGAGCGCCGATGAGTTCATGGGCTTCGATCTGGCCAAGAACAAAGACGGACCCGTAACCACCGATGGCAACCCGCTCGTGTTCTACTTCGACAAGAGCATCTTCCGCCTCCGCAGTTGGACGGACAGCCTGTATTCCAACAACCCCAGCAACTACCAAGCGGGCTACCAGCGCGAAACCAAGGCCGTGCAGCGGAAACAAGGCGGCAAGCGCAAAGACGATAATTGGGCCGAAGGCCTAACCGAATAAGTTTCAACTCCCAAACACCACACCCACACACATCATGGCCAATAAACTCAACGCCTATCTCGACCTTGCCAAGCTGCAAGGTGCCTATCGTCTGCGCCTCAAAGGCAAAGACTGCATTGTGATTAACCTCGACGAAGCCCGCGCGAAGCCATCGCCCAAAAATGCGGAGCGCGTTTACCTCTCGCTTTCACTCGTGCCAAATCGCGACGGCAAAGACGACTTTGGAAACACCCACTGGATCTGCGAGCCCACGACCAAAGCCGAGCGCGAAAGCGCCAATCCGCCCAAGTTCCCGATTCTCGGCAATGCCCGCGAGTATGACGACCACGGCGGCAGCCAGCGCACCGCGCGCCCCGCCGCAGGCTCGCCCGTGACCAGCGGCAGCGAGGCACCCATGGCCGACGGCATGGAAGACGATGACATTCCGTTTTGAACTGTGAGGGAAATGCACACAACGATGAGATGACGAGCCCCCACAACAAAGCAAAAAGCCATGAGTGACCAGACACCTACCCCAGAGCCAAAAGACCCTGATGCTCCAAGCCGCTGTGGGGGTCGTCGTCCATCGCCTGGTTCTCCGATTCCGGCGCTTGAATCGTCTGTTTTGAATATCGGAACCGCTGTCAATGATTGCGAATGGGCAAAATCAAAGTGGATCGACGGCGAATGGGATGACTGCGTGATGTGGATCAATAACGCCATCAGCCAGCTTGAATCCGCGCGTTCAAAAATCCAAGCGCACCAAAAAGAGGAGAACAGTTGAATTAACCCCACCGCTATTCTGAGTTAACATGACAAACCCAGACACCCAGCTCGTCATTGAAGCCCTGCATGCAGGGCAGGAGGCGCATCCGGTCATTGAGCCGTTGGCGTTGGATGAGTTGCTGGTGCTGGGCGAGGAAGGCGCGGCGGAGGCGGTGGCGGCGCGGGCGGATGCGATCCGCGAGATGGCGGAGCAGCCGTTGGATCATGGCTGGGTGCCGCAGGATTGGTGGTTGTTCCTGCTGGAGCTGTGCCGGAAACGGCTGGAGCATCCAGGGCGTGTGCTGGAGGTGCTCGTCAGCGGCGGGATTCGTGCGGGCAAAACGCATGTGGCGGCCTCGCTGGCGGTGCAGCATTGGAAGCATGCGCAAAAGGCCACGGTGTTTTGCATGTCGAGGCGCGAGGAGGACTCACAAAATCTTCAGCAAAAGCCCATCGAGTCCTTTTTGCCGCCCGAGGCGCTCGGCGGTGCAGCGGGCAAGATCAAGCAGGACAAGCACCAGAAGGCGAAGTTCAGTGGCGGCAAGTTCACGGACAACCAGTTCAGCCGCTACCTCATCGTCACCGGGGCCAATGGCGAGCGCTACACCGGCGGCGGCATGGTGCAGTTTCGCTTCTTCACGCAGGAACTGGAGAGCTTCCGAGGCTACGCGCTCACGTTTGTGTGGTCGGACGAAGGCATTCCCGTCGATCACGTCAAGGCGCTCAAAGATCGTCTTGCGTCGCGAGCCATCGAAACGCAGCGCGATGAGCACCGGAAGCAAATGCTTGCCCTCGAAAGCTACCTCGTGCCGCTGGCCGACGGTGTGCCCGGTGCCAAACGGCCGCATGGCGAGCTGCTGGGGGCGCTCATGCACGGCGTGCATCTCATCACCTACACGCCGGAGGAAGGCTTCACGCCCACCGTGCGCTACTTCATGCAGGGCGCGGTGAAGCCCGACAAGTTCAAGGTCATCGCCCCCGAGCTGGCGGCAAAGGGCGGCTGCAAAGATCCGCGTGTGCCGAAGATCGCGTATCCGCTGGAGCCAACGCGGTTGGTTTGCTACCTGCACACCGCCGCGAACAAATACGTCAACGTCTATCCCCAACTTTCCAAGGACTACGCCGGAGCCGATGAGAAGACCATCCGCATCAAGCTCTACGGCGACGCCGAGGCGGCGAGCCGCAGTGAATTCGAGGCCGTGTGGAAACCGGAGCAGCATCTGTGCGATTGGAAGGATCTGCCGCGTGATGGCACGCTCTACGAGATCATCGACGGCGCAGAGGCGAAGCCGTTCTTCATCGGCTGGTTCATTGTCGATCCGATGGGCCGGTTCTGGCAAGCGCAGGAATGGCCGTGCGAAAGCATCGCCATCGACGACATGATGCCCGGCCCGTGGGCTGTGATGTCCGAAAAGGACCGCATGAACGGCGACGAAGGCCCGGCGCAGAAGCTGCGGCTCGGTTGGAACTTCGAGCAGTATGCCGAGCTGGTGTGGCAGATGCGGCATCGCCTGCTGGAGAAAATGAAAGAAACCGGCGGCGAGTGGCAGGGGCGCGTCGTTCAGCATCCCGTCAAAAGCGGCGATGCCCTTCTGTGCGCCGAGCCCTTCGAGACGTATGGCGATCCTCGCTGGAGCCAGTGGAAGAGCGGAGCCACCGGAGCAACGATTCAGCAGGAGTTCTACGATCTGCCCAATGGCTTCACCATCCTCGTGCCCGATGGCGTGCGCGTGCAGGAAGGCCTGGCGCTGGTGCGCGATGCCTTTGCCACCACGATCCTGATGCAGCCCAAAGCTCGCGTGAACCGCGAATGCACCAACACCATCTTCGGCCTGCAAAACTTCACCATTCCCGACTACGCCGAGCAGACCAAACGCAAGGACGAAGCCTGCAAAGACCCCGTGGATGTGTGGCGCTATTTCTGCCTCGCTGGGCCACGGCATTTGAATCGCGACCGCTTGAAGCGCAGGCCGGAGCAGGAATTTGGCTATTGAGCCGCAACGCAAGACAATCAGACCATGAGCATCACCATTGATCAAATCACCCTAGACACACCTGTCGATGACGGGCTTGTCGCCCTTTCAGCGTATGGCAAGCCTCGTTTGTCCCGAATGGATAAAGGCTGGCTGTGCAGTGTCGAAGTGCATTCTTCGGCCAAGGGCGCATCCATCGACGTGCGATCTGAATTTAACTGTCAGACGCCCAAACAGGCCATGCTGCAATGCTGCGTGCGCTTGCATGATCTCGTCACCAGCATCACCGCTGCTGCGCAGTCGGCTGGTGGATTGGCTTTTCCTCAATCTTAACCCCATCATCGCATGAGCATCACCATCGATTTATCAGAAATCAACTTTGGCCTTGGCTGCATGTGGCTTGCGGCGGGCTTCATCATTGGCTGCGCGTTCCTCGCCAGCGGCCTGTCGCAAATCGGAAAACAATAATCCTATGACCACCACCACCACCGACACTCCCACCACCACGCCCGAGGCCGTTTTGGCTGCGCGGCTGAATGTGCCTCGTGAATCCTTCAAGCAATGGCGCGAGAGCGGTGCGTTGCAGGAGGCGATTCATTACCTCAAAGATGGCCGCGCTTACCACGTCACCGCCGAGGGCGAGGCGGAGGTGCTGCGGCTCATCGGCCTGCAAACCGCGCCCCCGGCTCCGGTGAAGATCGCCGTGCTGGCGCAGGCGGCGGGTGCCATGCCGCGCATCCTGCGTTGCAAGCCCGCCGATGGTGGTGCCATGGTCAGCGTGCGCCTCACCGGCCCTCGCGTGTTTGCCTCGCAATTCCGTCGCAACATGCGCCTCGAAGTCACGCCCACCGATGTGGCAGGCATCTTCGAGTATGACGGCCCTGTTCCCCGCAAAACCCGCATTTAACCACCACATCACCACTCCATGACCACCAAACCCATCTTTTACCCCATCATTGACAACGGCATGGGCCTTTCCGTCACTGGCTGGGCCGTCAGCATGATGGCGGCGCTGCAAGGCCAAAGCGTTTTCTGCCATCTCAGCACACCGTATCCAGGCTATGCCATGGACATTGCCACCAAACAGTTCCTCGAAAGCGATTGCGAGGAAATGATCGTCATCGACACCGATCTCGTGTTCAAGCCGCAGGACCTCGCGCACCTGCGGGAACATGATGAGCCGCTGGTGTTCGGGCTTTACTCCAAGCGCACCGTCAAGTTTGACCCGCCCGTGGTGCCCATCGTTGGGCAGGAAAACCCGGCGCTTCAGCCCGGCGTCTTGTGGGAGGTGCAGAAGACCGCCCGCGGCTTCATGCGTGTGCATCGCAGCGTCTTCGAGACGATGCGCCCGCATGTGAAGCTCATGGAAAACACTGAGTTTGGCAGCATGCACTGCTACTGGCCCACTTCCTACGACGGCACCAGCGAGGACTTCGCCTTCTGCGCCAAGTGGCGCGAGCTCGGCGGTCGCGTGCTCATCGACAAACGCGTGTTCGTCGGCCACGTCGGTCAGGCGAAGTTTCCGATCATGAAGTGATCCTTGTATGAACTCAGACCTTGGAACCTATCACATCCGCGTGCAATTCACCAACGGCACGGGTTATCTGTGCGTCGTGCAAACCGGCAGGCGCTACACGGAGGGCGCTCAAGGCTGCCATCCCTTGGATGCGGAGGCGATTTTGCCGCCGTTCACCAACGAGGAGGAATTGTTTTCTGCGCTCAAGTATCAGCATCTTGAGGGCAATCACTCGTGCGATTGCAATCGCTTGTCGTTTTTGGCGTCTGTGGCTGGACAACCGCTAACAGAATCGCCGCCTTGTGGGCACACGCTTGAACTTCAAACGCTCACGGCTATTCGCCCCGATGGCACAGAGCATCTCTTGTGGAAACAGCCATGAAACTCCTCCTTTCCTACTCCCAAGTCTTTGAAGAACTCACGGCGTGCGGCCTGCGGTATCGTGAGGCGGAAAGCGTGCTGGCGCGGCGGGACTTGCTGCCGCCGCATCCGCATGGGCTGCATTCGCACCGCCGCTGGCTGCGGCAAACAGTGATTGACTTTTGCGCGGAAGTGCAAAAGGGTGGCATTGCCCTTGGGGAAGGGTGCGTTCGAGGCGGTTCACAGAGCACTGTGAACTCCTGCCCGTAATGTCTGAACCCGCTGAAATCTCTTCCGTCATCGACCCGGAAAAGCCGCTTGCCGATTGGAAGGTGAGCGATGCCCTGGACGAAATGGACGCCGCCTGCCGCGATGCCAGCACGTTCCTCAAGCAGATGGCGATCAACGAGCAGACGCGCAAATGTTGGTGGGACAACAAAACGGGCACCGGCAAAAAGGCCAACACCAAGAAAGCGGATGCCAAGCCCTTCAACGGCGCGGCCGATCACGAGGTGCATCTCACGCAGACGGTGATGAATCGTCGCAACGCCGCCCGCATCGCCGCACTCATGGCCGGCAGTTTGAACGTCACCCCCATGGAGAGCACCGATGCGAAGCGGGCCGGGCTCATGCGCCAGGTGCTGCGCTACTACCTGAACGGCCCCATGCGCACCGAGTTTGTCACGCAGGGCCTGCGGGCAGGCAGCTACGCCGACCGCTTTCGTGCCTCGGTGATGTATGTCGGATGGAAGGAAGAGCGCGGCGTGGAGGCCATCCAACTCACCGTGCCCATGGTGGCCGAATGGCTGCAAATGCAGACCGCCGCCGAGGCGCAGGACATGACGCTGATCGAAGGCATCGACTTCGAGGCGCTCGTGCTCGATCCCGCTCGCGAGCAGGAGCTGATCGCTTTGACCCTGCGCAATCTACCCGGAGCCGCGCAGCGTCGCAAAATCGGCGAGGCCTCCGTGAAGAAAGCGCTGGCCCAGCTCCGCGCCGGAGAGTCGCAGGCCACCGTTCATGCGGCGTATGTCAAGCGCTCCAGCCCGTGCTGGGAGGCGCTTCAGCCGTTCGTCGATGTGTTCTTCCCCTACGAAACGGTGCTGGAGGATAACCTCGAAAGCTGCCGCTGGATTGCCCGCGTGCGCTGGCGTTCGGCGCAGTGGATTCGCGAGCAGGCCGCGCTGCATGATTGGGACAAGGCCTGGGTGAAGGAAGTGCTCGAGAAGCACAAGGGCCGCAGTGCCTTGTTCAGCAACAGCATGGCCTCCTATCCGTGGGCTCTGTCCGGCGCTGGCGTGAACTGGAGCGCCCGGACCAATGGCGAGGCGCAAAATCACCTTTACCAGATCATCGAGCTATGGGACCGCGCTGTGACCAGCGATGGCCTCACCGGCACCTATCACACGATTCTGCATGCCGATGTGAAGGACAAGGTGGCAAAGCGCAAGCTGCGCATGGACTGGGACGGCTGTTATCCCTTTGTGCCGTTCACCTTCAGCCAGGATGAGCGCCTCATCCTCGACGGCTTCAGCGTGCCGGAAATCACCATGACCAAGGAGCAGGCGGTCAAAGCCCAATGGGATAGCCGCACCGATGCCGCCAGCTTGACCACCTTCCCGACGTGGACCGGCGACCCCGAGCTAGAGGGCCTGCGCCCCGCTCCGGGTGTCTTCCTGCCGTCCATCCGTGGCAAAGTGCCGCAAGCCTTGCAGATCCCGCCGCCCGATGGCCGCAGCATCGAGATCGAACGCACGCTGCGCGATTGCGTGAATGAATTCTTCGGCTTCCAAAGCAAGAACCTGCCGGACAGCGTTTCCATGATGATGGGGCAGGCCGATCTGGATTGGTTCATGCTGGCCGTCAGCCAGTGCATCGCCCGCACGGCCAATCTCATTCAGCAATACATGCCGCCGCTGCAAGGGGCTCGCATCACCGGCACCAATGAACTCGTCACCGCCAGCGCCGCCGATGTGCGCGGCGGCTTTGACTTCCAGGTGAAGTTCAACGTCAAGAGCCTCGATGTCGAATGGACCTCGAAGCATCTCGGCTTCATCAAAGACATGATCGTCCCGCTCGACAATCGCGGCCAGATCAACACCCTGCCCATCCTTGAGGCAGGCTTCAACATGCTCGATCCTACCTTGGCCGCGCAGTGCCTGCCCAAAGATGTGGACACCGCGCAGCGGCAGACGCTCGACATGGCCCGCATGCACCTCGCGGAGATATTCAGCGGCGGCGCGCCAGATGTCACCGAGGGCATGGACTTTGGCGGCCTCGCGCAAGCCGTGACCGATGAAGTCACCCGCAGCCCGCTGCGGCAGCAAACCGTCATCGGCGGCCAGCAGATCCACGTCGTGCTCACCAGCTACCTCGCAGGCCTTGTGAACAACCAGAAGCAGCACGGCGGCGAAAACGCCCGCATTGGTCGCACACTCACCGAAGATCCGCTCGCCCAGCCCAGCGCGGCGGAAAACCTGCTGGAGCAACTGCAAGCCCTGCCGGATGGCGTGAGCTTGTATCAGATGCTTCAGCAGCCGCCCATGATGCAGCCACCCGCCACCGTTTGACATGCCTGCCAAGAAATCCGAACCCGCCCCCGCTGTCATCCTTTGCACGCCCCTCTATGGGCAGCGCATGCACCTCACACCCGAGGAACGAGCAGCGGCCCGCAAACTGGTCTATGACAACCGCAATGACCCCGCGGTGAAAGCCCTGTTTAACCTCATCGAGCGCAAGGCTTTTGACATGCAGCGTGCCGGCATCGAGGCCGAGGCCACCGCGCACGATCAAGGGCAGGCCTGCGGAGCGCTTTACACCTATCAGGTGGCGCGGGCATGGCTGGAATCACCCCCGCAAGCGGCTGAGCAAGAGGGCTGAACGTCAAAAAGCGCCCGCAAACCGCCCGCACATCGGGGGCGAATCATGGGCAAGGCTTGAGGCGCAAGGGGGCGGAGCACTAAAGTGCGCTCCATGCCTGAATCCGCAACGCCTGCTGATGCCTCGAATGCCGCCGAAACACCGGCAGCCATCATCACGCCGCAAGACGCCACCGCCGAGCACATCGCCCGCGGTTTGAGTCCTGAGCAGGCCAAGGCCTTCCGCGCCATGCGCAAAGAGAAGAAGGCCAAGGCTGCCGCTGCTGCCGCGCCTGCTGCTGAAACGCCGACGCCTGCTGCCGCTGCTGAAGCCCCGGCTGACAAGCCTGCCGAC